GCCGCGACTTGTGGCAAAATCGAGTTCCCCAGGGCACGGAGCTGAGCCACCCGGTTGGGTATCCCATGAGCCACGCGACCCACTCGGGGTTCAGACTGCCACCAGCTTGAGTCGAAAGAGCTGTACCTCCCTGACTGTACTTCTGTTTCCTGTGATGTACATCGTCCTGTACTGGAGTCGACCACATTAGATTCGGATGTGCCACTTGATCGTTGATACTGATTGGCATACCCTTCTCCAACTTCATTTTCATTCTTTCCTTTGAACTGGCTCCTCGTCCGCAATGTGCGTCTGGAGTGCGCCACCAACTCCCCCGATCTCGGCCCCGCATTGATGGTGCCGCCTGGTTCGCTTGCGCTGTAGGCGTGTGCAACAATCCACACTCTGTCTCTCCGGTGCGGGGCATCGAGGGCGCAAGCTGGAATAACAACCGGCCTTGCGGCGTAGCCTTCGTTTTCCAGGTCAAGTAGCACCTCGTCGAGCCCCAGCGTGATGTGACCAGTAACGTTTTCAAAAAGGCACCAAGCGGGTCTTTTGCGCTTAACGATTTCAAACACATACGGCCAGAGGTGACGGTCATCTTCCGCGCCTTTCTGCTTCCCGGCAACGGAGAAAGGGGTACACGGGTAGCCTGCGGTGAGGAGATCGCATCCCCCTTCGTAGTCGAAGGTTTTAATGTCGTCGTAGATAGGCACTCCTGGCCAGTGATGTCCGAGGACGGCCTGGCAGAAGGGGTCGATTTCACAGAAGGCAATGGTGCGAACATCTCTGCCTGTCGCGGCTCCGGCCCAGCGTGCGGCGAGTGCGAACCCCCCAATCCCGCTGCATAAATCGATGTGCCGGATTTCATTCAAGTCTCATCCCGTTTTTGCAGCACCAATTCGTAGCCCAGCGTGTTCACCACCGCCCGCAGGTTGGCGACCGTCGGCTGACGGTCGTAGCGCCAACTCGAGATGGTGCTCCGCGTGACGCCAGACCTCGCGGCAATATCGACGATCATCCGGCGTTGCGAGTTCATCAGTTCAAACACGTTTTTGACCAGCGGGTCGGCATTTTTGGGGATCGTTAGACGACCGGCCCAGCGGTTGGCACCACGGCCCTTCTGCAGATTGCGGTTGCTGCGCTTGCGCTTGATGCCGGCATTGCGCGGCGACCAGCACGGCGCCAGTAACTGGGCCCGGCTGCAGTGGAATGCGGAACAAAACATCTCGATGTATTTGTCGTGCAGGTTGGTATGGCCCATCTCGAGATTTCTCACCGACCACTCGTCGCAGCCGACAGCGTCGGCGCAAGCCTTCACCGACCAGCCGCGCCTGCCCCGAAACTTCACGATCGAGTTCGGGTGGAAGACTTTGAGATGGGTATCAGGCACGCCCGACAACGCGAAGCTCCATGTACTTTGTTAGACACTCATCCGCCTGGTCGATCGATCGAACGATGTGGACGTGACAATCAGCGGCGATCAAGTCCTTGATGCATTGGCGCTGATTCGGGCTGACGACACCTTTAGCGGTCTTCACTTCGAGGAAGACCGGCGCGTAGTGAAACGTCCATTTCCATGCGTCCATCGGACAGAACACCATCAGGTCCGGTGCGCCGGCACGCACCGCCATTCGCTTTTGCTTCATGCGCCAGGCAACGTTGCTCTTCCAGGACTCATTGGGAACGTGGATCATCTGCGCGCCCGGCGGCTTCGCCACTGCAAACCATTCGACAATCGAAATATGGATGTCGTCTTCTTTCATCGAACAAAACTTCTGTTTTTCTATCCGACGATTTACGGACCTTTCCCGATATAATCAACGCCTCAGTTTGACGTTTGCAACAAAGACGGCATAATGAGGCCGTTTGAGGCATATTAAAATCAGATTGATAAGGGAGGAAAATATGGCTGGCAACGTGTACGCCCTCAGTAATCTCGGGGGGGCTGGCCGGCGAGCGTTCGACCCGCTTATGGACGCCAGATTAAAGCCAATGTTGAGGTCTTACTTTCGTTTTCCAGGTGTTGATATCCCACGGACCAAGCGACAGACCCCGGCGTACTATCGTTTCGCGCCGGTCTGCGCCACACGGCTCGTAGGCGGGTTCGCAAGCGAAGACCTAATCAAGTGCGTAAGGCGGAACCCGAATTGGTCTCTGCTCATCCAGGCGATCGCAGCCGGATGGGTGTGGGACGATCCACACACCCTCGACACACTCACCAACTTGCTGACATCGCCGAGGAGTGTCGTGGTTGAGTGGCTGACGGAACTGCGTTCTATAGGCCACGCTGACTATGTGAGCAGGGACGACACAACCTACTGGCTGCCGACGCGCAAGACTATGTATCGTTACATAGAAGTGGTTGCGGGTCTTGCCGATCTGTTTGAGACGATTGCAGTCGAGCACACAGAGGTATTCGAAAGTTTGTCTGGGGGGAGAGACTGGATAGACACAGATGAGCCACTGGCTTTTGATCGAACACACGACGCTCTTGAAGCATAAAGCAATTTTTAGGGAGAAGAAGAAGAATGGCAACTAAACTTGACCTTGCCACAAGTCTCCGCCGGACCCGCGAAAAAGCAGGCTGGACTGGAGACGTGGTGGCAAGCAAGCTCGAGATGTCGTCGGCGGCGTATCGACGGTACGAGCGTGGTGAGGTGGACCCGGGGGCCAGCACCATTTTAAAGCTGGCGGAAATATACGATTGTTCCGTCGACGCGCTGGTTTATCGCGGCGGCGAGGGCGGGGAACATGGCGAACAGTTCGACATCCAGGTCGGCGATGAAGGTTCGTTTCATATCAACATCACTGGAGTTTTGAACACTGGTGCGGCAAAAAAACACGGCGAAGCATACAAGCCAGTAATGCCAAAGGCCAAATCGCGCGGACGAGCAAAGCCAAGAAAGCGCAAAGCAGCAGGGTAATTTATAAGCACTATAAGTACGGGAAAGGGTCGCATATATGCGGCCCTTGCCTTTTAGTGTCGTATTTGTTACTTCTTCGCCAATCAAACGGAGAAGTAATTTGACAGATATAGACGACCTGGAACTGCCCGACTGGGCAGTCAGGCATCATTTCCTCAACCACAGCCCGAGTGGATGCACCCGGCCCGATGATCTCGAGTTTTTCGAGAAGGTCGTCGCGCGGCCGGAAAGAGTATTCAACCCGTTCGGAATACCCGCAGTGGCCGGGACGATAGCCCACGACTATGCAACCGACGTGATAGCAAAAGGAGTTGAACAGGCCGAGGCGTTCCGCCATGCCGTGTCACGGCTGGACGAATACACGCCACGCCCGTGGATCGAAAAGGACGATTGGAAACACAACGTCATCCGCGAGAGCATCTACGCAGTCCCGAAATCAGACCCGAAGGTCAGCGGCACCGTCTTTGAACTTACCCTCGAGCATCTACTGCAGGGCGTGCGCGAAGCGACCGCCGGGAGCAACGTTGTTGAGGAAGGCAAGTGGGCGTCGATCCGTTTTAACGGGCTGACGCTTCCGACCGTCGGCCAGCTGGACCTGCAAGACCGCGGGGTTATCGAAATGAAAACCAAGTGGCCGAGAAACAGCAATCAAGCCAAGAAGGGTTGGGGGCCACCGACCATACCGAAGACCCCCGACCCAGACCACGTTATGCAAGTGGCCTTCTACTGGCGATGGATGCGTGAGCAATCTGAAAACGTGCCGGTGAAACTGATCTATGCGGGATGCAACGGGTACAGAGTTTTCGACAGTGCCAACGAGCCGTTATTGAGCGAGGCAAGCATGAGTGCGGCCCTCGATCACATGCGCAAGGTAGCGCGCAAGCGAGAGATAATCCTACAGGCTTGTGCCACGCGCGACCAGTTGTTCGAGATGGTCACGCCCAATTTTAAGGACTGGAAATGGAACAACGTACGTCCTGAGTATTTCAAATTGGCGTGCCAGGTATGGGGCGTCTGATGCTGGGAAATCTGGGTGACCTGTTCGGCTGGCTAGCAATCGCAGCTATGTTTTACGCCCTCACGTTGTTCACATGCGCGATCGATGATCACTGCGCAGCTGCTTTTATGGGCCCGCTGCTGTGAACCGTTACCCAGCGCAGCCAGGTGCAAAGGTCGACGGGCCTTCGAGGTTGGCAGCCGAACACATTGGCCCCAGCGTTGACACACTACGCGGCCTGGCGCTGCGGGAAATTTTTAAAAGCCAACGTGGTTTAACCGCGGATGAAACCGCGGAACGTCTCGGCTTGTCACTGCTCTCAATCCGGCCCCGGGTCACTGAACTAAAGCGCCTGGGCGAGATCGAGGACAGTGGTGTTCGCCGGAAAAATACGAGTGGAAGATATGCAACTGTTTGGAGAAGGAAATGGAGACACGACTTATTCAGCTAAAGCAAAGAGTAGTGTTGCTGGACTTTTACAAGAAAAGGCCGGTCGGCCAAGGACGGGTCGAGGCAGTCACATACGCCGATCCGATGCGTTATGGCGTAACCCTTGATGGCAAACAATTCCCCGAGCCCGACGTTACGGCAGGAGAGTTGAGGGCGATCGATGAGTGACTTTAACACAGACTTGATCGACGCCCTTAACGAGATACAAAACCCGTACACCGACGGGCGGGCGAATTACGGGAAATATGCAACCCTGTCCGAGTGTTTGAGCAAGGCGAAAGGAACGCTGGGCAAACACCATCTTGCCATCAGTCAAGCGGTGCATTCAGACCCAGACCGGGTCGTCACAAGTATAAAGCACATCAGCGGCGACTGCATTTCGGACGGCGGCGTCCCGCTCCATTGCGTGGACAAGAACAACCCACAGAAAATGGGGGCCGCCATCACGTACGCGCGGCGTTATGGGCTGTGTGCGATATTGGGAGTTGTAGGTGATGAGGATGACGACGCACAGAGTGCGACTGCGCCCGAGGCGTTGCCAAAACCGAAACCTACAAAGAAGCCGACACTCGATGTACCAATGCCCAGGATCGTGGCCGAGGAAATCCCGTTCGATCCCGGTGAGGCCAAGGAAGATTGGCCCGCCTGGGCAAAGAAAATCGGGGAGCTTATCGACGGCTTGAGAGACTCAAAGGCGCTCATGGAAACCTGGACTACGACCAAGCCAGACCGTGAGAAGCTGAGAGAAAAACACCCGGAATTGCACGCGAAGTTGGCGGAAGGCGCGAAGAAGCGTCGAGCCGTATTGGAAAACAAATCGGAGTAAAAATTATGCCCAAGGCCAAGTACGAATACGTTTTCGGTTGCCTGCTCTTTAAGAATAATTTAACCGCGGAAGACATCGAGGCAAACCGGCCACCGCACTCCAACTCAAGTGTCTACGCCTCGATGGAAAAGCAAGAAGCCTACCTTGCCGAGAAAGAGGGACGCGAACCAAGACCGATCCCCGAGGAGATCACCTTTAAGACCCGCGAGGTGTCCGCCGCGGCTTACCCGTCAAAGTTCGGGTTGAGCCTCAAGTTCCAACGCAAAATAGAAGTGGACCCGTTCGATGACTGAGAGTGCACTCTGCACCACGCGAGAAGCTTGCGAGAGGCTATTCCTAAACAAGGCCCGGCGAGACCGAGGCGAAATCCATGCCACCAGAGCGGACATGTACAGGTTGTACAGGATGATCAACAAGGGCCAGATCAAAGCAAAACAAGTGGGCGAGAGAAAGTACATCCCTGATGCCGAGATCGAAAGGCTAACCAATGGTTCGGACACCAGCTGAGATCTTGGACAAGGTCAAGGCGACCATCGCAGAACGCGGGCTCTCTCACGGAGACTACGCGGAGAACATGGACAACACCGCCGACCTGCAGAGTAGTTTCTTGCGAACGCGTTTGGAAGGTTCACAAGCTGCCGTGTCCCTGGCGCTGTTAAAAATATCGAGGATGACTTGCGGGGGATTCAATATAGATGACTACGAGGATGCGATCGGCTACCTCGCGATCGCAGGGGCGCTCGCGGAAGCGGAAGCGCAAGAAGAACGACCCAGCGGACCCGAACGCACACTGCGCGTTTTGCGGTGACCGCCTAGCGCCGACCGGCTACGTGGTCAACGGCGAGGGCTTGTTGCTGCATTACCCGACGCCAAATTGTTTCGACGAATACCGCAGGCACCAGGACTATGACCTCGTAAGCAAAGGGGGGCTCTAGGGCCCCCCGGGGTACACTCATAAAATACGGGTTTTATGGGTCAGGCTACACCGCGCAGGTGGGCGTCGAAGTCGTTGCCCATCTGTTGTGTCTCTGCCAAATCATTAATCCAGTGGACATAGGTGCTGTACGTCTCGGCTGGGGTCTTGTGCCCCATCAGAGTCGCGAGGGTT